TACTGTGTTTGTGTTTTTCGACTGCTAACATTCAATCTATACCAATCCAACGCCTTATTACCAGACGCGGCTCAATATGTACGTGTGCTTCTATACGAGAGCTTTTTCCACAGCGGTAAATTAATCTGGCCCGCCAACCTTATGTGTTAGATTGTTTTGCCTGGATGTGTTGTTCTAGCAATGCCTGTTTGAGTTTGTCTGAACCGCCTACTCTAACATTGATAATACCATTATAGTATTCATCAGTTTCAAGCACACGCCTATCAAACTGTTCTCTTGCCTCTATGTAGGACATTTCGCCCCTACCTTTACATAGGTATAATATTTCTCTTGTAAACTTGTCTTCGCCTAGTGCAGCTACGTCTGCGTTTAGTCTATCACTGGATCCCCAGTAAGTACGCCAATCGCTTTCTTTAGTGCCGCGCCTTTTGTTTTTCTTGCCTTTGAGTGGTGGCTTAGTAGTTTTAAATTTTGCTAGTTTTTTGCCTATGTATTTTTGATCTGTAGTGGTATTTGTGATAAGATAAACAAAGCCTTCGTACTCGTCTGGTATTTCGTCAATTTGTTTACCGTTATATGTCCACTGCATCAAATATATATGTATGCCTAAAGTTTTTTGCCTATTTTCTGGTTGTTCTTGTAGTGTTATGATGAACATGTATTTGTTCTGCACGAATCTTTGCCAATGCACGTATTTCACGTAAACATTTTCTTACTGCACGATGTGTTCTTACACTATTTTTAGCTACAAATTTTTCGTTTGCTTTAAAATAATCAAGATATGCATTTACAAGAGAATCGTGTATATCGTTAGGCATTAATCCATTACCTCGATGTCATTTTCGTAACTTGTAAATCCGTTTTCTTTGATAACCTTCATTACAAAATTAACTCTTCCAATCAATTCATCTTTGTGTGAGATAAGATAGATATTTTTATCACGCTCTCTACCAATCTTTTTAAGAACACTTAGAGCATTTTCTACTCCAGCAGTATCCATGCCACTGTCGATAAGTTCGTCAATGAATAATAAATTAACATTTTGATATAGGCTTTCCCAAACATCACGGAACGCAAAACTCATGCCTAGTATAAGTCTGTTGCGTTCACCGCGTGACAAGTTATCAAAGTCTAAGTCTTGTCCTAGTTGTGTAATTTCAACACTTAGGTCATTTAAAAATTGTACTTGATGAGGTAAGCCTAGCTTGTCAAGATAGTATGTAAGTCTATTATTTAGATATGTAAGATTTTGTTCAATGATCTTTTTACGAATAAAGCTATCTTTGTTTGTAAGTAGTTTTAATAAAAATTCTTGATGTTCTTTATAAGACGTTAGCTCATTAACTGAAGCCCAGTCAATTTCTTGTAGTGCAGTATTAGTCAAGTCATCTACTTGAGTTTGATACGGGTCAACATCAGATTGTTTTAAGTCAAGAGCTTGTTTTAAATTATCAACATTTTGTCTATGATCATATGCTTCTTTAGCAGTTTCATAGAATGTAGTAGGACGTCCATTGATGTTACCAATCTTTTCGAGTGCTGTAGTAACTTCTAAACATTTTGTATTAATCTCTTGTGCATATGCAGTTGCATCAACAAGTTCTTTGTTTTTACTTTCGGCAATTTCAGCTTTTTTGTCTGCATGAAGCTCTTGTCCACAAGTATAACAAGTTGCATCTTCAAGATTTGCGATGTCTTTTTTTGCTTTTTCTACACTCTTGTCAGCACGTAATAGTGCTGGCTCTAATGTGCTTAATTCTTTTTTAAGAGCCAAAATAGAGTTGTTATGTTCGTTCCAATTTGCTAATTTTTCATGCAAATCTAATTCAGAATCAATGTCTAAATGTTCTAACTCTTCTATAGATTTAGATAATCTTTCAGTGTCTAATGTTTGTTTTGCACGCCATGCACGTTGATTCTTCTTCAAACTTTCAATTGTAACTTCAATTTTTTCATTAGCTGTTTGAATAGCTTCGATTTTCAAAGTCTCAGATGTTATTGCATCTTTTGTTTGCTTAACTTGCTCTTTAAGATTATCAGCCTTTTCGCTAAGGATAGTAATACCTAATAGTTGTTCAATGATTGCACGTTGATCGTTCTGCCGCATACTTAAAAACGGTTCAGTGTATGTGTTTAGAGCAACAATATGTTTAAACATATCGTGACTCATGTTCAGTAGAACATTAATTGATTCTTGTGTTTTGCGACTGTCGCCTTGTGACTCGTCAATCATCTCTTGTTCTTGATCATTGATATAAAACTTGAGTACGTTAGGCGATCTACCACGTTCGATTCGATAATCAACACCATCTTTTTCGAAATGTAGTGTAACTAACATACCTTTTGAGTTAGTTTTGTTAATCAAGTTATTGCGTTTGATGTTTGTAAGTGCTGTACCATACAACGCATACGATAGTGCATTGATGATAGTAGTTTTACCAGTACCGTTGCGTGATCCTGTGTCATCACCACCTTGATCTAAGTTCTCACCAAGCACAAGTGTTAGTTGTTCTTTGTTAAAATCTACAGCCTGGGTTTGATTGCCCACACTCATAAAGTTTTTTACGGTTAAGTCTTTAATTCTTATCATAATTCGTTATAAATGTCCAGTAGCATTTTCTTATTAAAGTTTTCAGAGTCAATTGCAGTAATTTCTTTAGACACAATCTCGTCAACACTTTCAAATGTTGAAATATCAAGTTCGGTTGAAATTTCTTCTATTTGTTTTTGTGGAATAAGAGTAATCTCTCTACAATGATGTTGACTGATATAAGTTTCTTTTATGAACTGCGCTTCTTCGTAGCTAATCGGAACATCAATAGTAACACGTAGATACATATTATTTTTAATAATGTCTTGATTAGGATCTAGTAACTTACTAAGTGTAGTTGTACGATACTTAGGACAGTCTTTCCAGTCTAGATATACTGGCTCAGCATCGTTTTCTCGGTCAAGTATCATCATACCACGATTGTCGTCCCAAGCATCTGCATAGTTGTGTGGGAAAGCATTACCAATATAGTGTACTTTACCCTGTTGTTGACGTTTATGGAAGTGTCCACTAAACACATACTCTTGATTCTGGAAATGTTCTGCTCTAAGCTCACCGTGATCAGGCATCTGTACCATAGCGTTCATATAGAATGACGGAAGTTCGAAGTGACCAAACATATACTTTGCTTTACAGGAAGCCATATTACGCCACTCGTCGCCGACTAACCACGGAACAAGAGCAACATCTTCAATTTCAGTAAAAGAGTCTACTACAGTTATTCCAGGAATGTGTCTAGCAAACTCAGTAGAGCTTACATCACGTTTGTCTTTATAGTACAAATCGTGGTTTCCTGCAAACATATAGAACTTATCAAATGCTGCACCTAATTTTTCAAGACACTTTATAGTTGTGTCCATAGTAGTTAAGTTTAGACTGTTTCGATTATGATGCCAGTCACCACAAAATATACCAGTTTCACAATTATTAGCCTTAGCTTGCTCAATATACCAATCTATAAAGTTTTCACCATCAAGATTGTGTTGTTTAGAGTTGCCTTTTAGGCCAAAATGTATGTCAGTAAAGACTGCTGCTTTTTTAAACACTTAGAATAACCTCATTTTTAATAGTATAGCACTATTTTTTAAAGATGTCAAGATTTATTGGATTCTCTTCGGACTGCTGCGTCCCATTCGCCGCTGTGCAACCTTGTATGAGAAGGATTTAAGTTATTCATCTCAAGAATATCGTCTCTAATGTTCTGCGCTCGTTTTTCGATGTTGATAATCCGTACAAAACTGTTAGTAACTGCTGCCGTGTAGTAAGCAAACGGATTATTTGACTTAGATTCGTCAAATTGTAAGCCAATTTGTGATAATTGTAATATCGCCTGTCCTTTCATCTCGTCATTGTATGTGTAACCACGTACATTGCCACGGGTAGCATAACGATCGACAAGTTTCATCCACATCATTGCAAGTTTATTTGTTGCTTTACCGCCTGTCAAGCTAAAACAACCGTTTTCTAAACCGCCTTCCCAATGGCTTTTTCCAACACACACTAATTCTCCGTCAGGTGTAAATTTATAATGTTTATACGGCGGAAAATTAAGTTTTACTTTAGTATCTGCAACAGTCTTTGGATTCTTTTTACGTCCAGGATGTTCCGGTATGTGGTCAAAAGTGTAAATTCTAAAAATTAACTCTTCTTTTGTAATTTTTTTATAGTCAACTTCACATTCTGCCATTTTAAGTTTTTTACCAGAAGCTTTTGCTTCGTCGTAAGCAAGGGTGCTTAACCGTTTTGCTTTATTTCGTTTAGCTTCGGCTATGGTCCTAATGTTGACTTTTTCAACACTAGATAAAATGATATCAAACTGATGATAATCTTGATCTATAAAACTGCAAAACGTACTTTTAGATTTGTGAATTTCTTTTAGTATGTCTTTGTTATTGAGGTAGTTGACTCTTTTCATGTTGGTTCCTATTAATTTACTTAATATTATAATATCAGTTGTACAAAAAGTCAAGTAAAAATGCACATATATTTATAAAAAAGAAAACTACGCACTTAATTTAAAACTATAAATACACTATAGGAGTAATCTATGGCAGGAATTTTTAATACATTAAACAGGGTTGCTAATCAGTTTCAAAGTTTACAACAAAGCATTGGAAGTGAATTTGTTAATACAATTGCTAACTCAAATTTTAGCAACTTAGCACAAGGTGCCAGGTCTTTACAAGGAATAGCACAAGGTGTCTCTGCATTTGCAAGCGGTCTTGCTGACCCTTCACAATTAATTGCACAGTTTAGGTCACGAAACATTTTTCCAGGAGCCGAGCCGCAACAAAGTTCACGAGTTAGTGCAGAAATTGCAGGTGGACAAGAACGAGATTGGAGAGTACGATTGAGTATACCGGGATCACTATCTGCAAGCCCGATGTTTTCTCCGTTAAAAAGAACTGCCGGATTTGTATTTCCATATACTCCAACAATTTATGTACAACACAGTGCAGATTATAATAATCTACAACCAGTACATTCAAATTATCCGTTTCCAGTTTACGAAAGTAGCAGAACTGATCAATTTACAGTAAGTGGAGAATTCTTAATTGAAACAGCGTTTGAAGCAGAATATTGGGTAGCAGCAGTTCACTTCTTGAGAACTATTACAAAAATGGATTATGGCGGAACAGGCGCACCGCCGCCAATTTGTAGATTAAACGGATACGGAGATTTTGTTTTTAATAACGTTCCTGTTGTTATAACTAACTTTCAGATAGATTTACCTTCAGAAGTTGACTACATATCTACAAGTTTAGAAAATCAAGGAGTGTCGCAAAATAGTGCAAACTCAGGAGCAATTAGTTGGGTACCTAGTCAAAGTTTAATTAGTATTACATTGCAGCCAATTTACAGTAGAAGAAAAGTAGAAACATTTAATTTAAATAACTTTATGAATGGTGGATACATTTCGGGCGGAGATGGATTTATCTAATGGCATCAAATAATAGTCCGTATTACAAAACAAGAATCATTAATGGAGAATATTTAGATATTCTCACAATCAGACCAGTACCTGCTGATCCTGACGATTTATTATATAGTATTGAACCTCAATACAATTATCGCCCGGATTTACTAGCACACGATTTGTACGGATCATCTAAGTTATGGTGGGTGTTTACACAACGAAATTTAGATGTACTTTCAGACCCAGTTTACGATTTTAGAGTAGGAACTTCGATATATCTGCCTAAGAACAGTCGAATAAAAGACGTATTAGGATTATAATATGACAACAGACTATGAAAGAGAAGCATATGGAACAACTAGACAAAATCTTTCTAATAAAGTAAACAACTCTGTTAATGCTACTCCTCCTGGTGTTGGCAGTTTAGATGCAGC